TCACCTCCCAATAAGGCGCAAAAATAAATCTAGCGCCAGGCCGCCGCAGATGCCTATCAGCCAGAAATAGAGCTTATCAAATTTCGCCTCTATGTTTTGTATACTGCCGTTCTGCCTGGCCTGATAAGCCTCCACGTTTTCCACCCTTTCTTCCAGCCTTGCCACAGCCACTTCTAATGCCACCACCCTTTCTTCGGTATTCAACCGGGGTACCCCCTCTCTATCTGGTCAGTGTTATCTTTCGCTCTCCTTCATTCCACATTACTTTCCAGCCAAGTACCTCGGCTAAAAATCGCAACGGTACCAGGGTCCGCTTTGAACCGGCATCAATTACCGGCGGCTGATCCAGGATAACTTCCTCCCCGTCCACCAGGGCACGGGTGCTGTCTATCCAGAGCACAACCTCGCTGGCCGGTTTGGGCGGGATAATTACGTCTACCGAGGACCAGGCCTCCATAAAATACGGCATACCTATATCACTACGATAGGTCAAAAAGTCGTAAGGCAGCCAACCGTAGCCGTTATCTCCCCAACCCGGGCCCCAGGAATTAGCTAAACGGAGGAAGCCTTTCCGGGTAACGCCGTTCTTATAGGTATGGGCGAGGTTGTCATCCCACCCATCCAGGAGGATGGCGTGACCGCCGCGCCAGCGGCCTTCCGGGAGGTCGATAAACCCGCCCGGCTCGCACTCGATAAAGTTGTCGCAAACAAAGACGGCAGCCAGAACGGGGCCGTCGCGCATGATGGCCGTTTTTATCTCCTCTAGGGTCTGGATCCGGGCATATACCCCTATCTGGAACTGCTTGGCCTCGGTGACGGCGGCCTCTGGCACCGGCGGCAAGGGGTTCGCCATAAGGCTGTATGGTAGGGTTTGCTCCTTGCAGGCGCCGGTATTTTTTAGTACCGCCATAGCCACCCGTGGGTAAGTACCCTCCTGGTTAGGTATCCCGTCCTGCTGCTTGCACAGGGCGTAAATAAAGAGAGGGCTAAACCTGTAGCCCCTGGACGGATAGTTGACCGACTCCTGCCGGTCCTTAACGCCAGCAGCTGCCTGGCCCACGCAAGTGCCCCATTTACCCTGGTCCCGGACCGGCAGCCGGGGCCAGAAGAATGATGCCGGCAATTCCGGCGCCGCAACCATCTGCGAATAGATATAGTCCCGGGGATCCGGGGGTGATTGGATTGCGCCGGGCACGAATTGGAAACCCATGTTCTCCCCTCCCAAAATATAAGCCGCCCCACGGCGGCCAAAACTTAGGCCCCCATACCGGGGGCCTAAATTGTCAGACATACACATTTAAGTCCAAATGTCTTATACCTTCGGCTTCATAACAGCCTTTTCCAAAGCCGCTACCCTCGCTTCCAAAGAAGCAAAGCGAGCCTCAATCTGCTCTTCCTTTGTTAACTCACGTTCAACTACTGTTACCTTAACCTCTTTGTTCCCATGTTTACGTTTTTCTTCACGTTCAACCTTAATCTTCATTGCACCATTACCTCCACCGTGGCAGTTCCGCAATTGACACTAGAAACAATGATTCTGTATGTCCCCGCCTGGGCGAAAGCATAGGCATGGCTGGCCTGCCCGTTGGTGATGGGTTCTGTATATGCCGTGCCGCCTTCAACTTGGAAAATTACCTCCGTATCGGGTGCGCCGTCTGGCAAAGTGGCCGTAACTACTACCGTCTCATTAACTGTGGCAGGATTCGGGGAAGCGGTTGCGGTCAAGTCAGGGTAGTGGTTGTTAATAACTCGCTCTATTTCGGCGATTTGCTCAGGTGTTAGGTCGTCGGGCACGTCGAGGTAAACGGTCTGGCCATTGCCCTGTAGTAGCAAGATGGCTTCACGTTCTTCATCTGCACGCACAATCGGCTGTAAAAACGACAGTTGGAGAAGCTCGGCATGGAGCTTCGATAACTTGTGTGGCCTGTCATATATCAACTTCATCAGCACGATATAATCCCTCCTTATGCCACACGGACTGCGGCGAAATATGTGTATGTGGAGGCAACCTGTGTATCTCGTGCATTCGAGCTATATCCATAGATTTCTACATAATCGCCAGCGGCAAGCTTGAGCAGTACAGTGCCCCCTACAGAATCCTCGTCTACTGCTCCAATCGGACCTTGTTTCAAGCGCGAATGCGCCGCACCATTCACGTATACTGCTGCTGCATGATTTTCGCCATCTAACCCACCAGCAAAATGCACGCGGGCAGATACGATATAAATACCTCCAGTTGGGGCAATGAACTGATATTCAGCGTTGTCGTAAACGTTGCCTTGGTCGTAATTCTCCGTCTGGAATGCAATTTTCGTCCATGTTGCCGCGGCAAGAGATTGCGCCGTTGACTGGTACGCCCGAAACGCAGGCCAGTTTGCTGTGGCGAACGCGCTCGGGTCAATCTGCGGCCCATCCCCCGCCGCCCCAGTGTGCTTGTGGCCGGTGGTGGGGTCAAAATGGCTGGGGATATTGTGCGCCGCATCATCGGCCAAATGCGCAGCAAAATCAGTTTGGGCAGCAGCTCCTATATCGGCTGGGGCCAGGGCGTCCGCGCCACCCGTGGCGTGGGTAGTTTTATGGGCGCTCGGCGTAAAGCTGGCCGGCTTGCCGTCAATGTCGCCCCACTTCACCACGCCTACCTTCTGCCAGGCCGTGCCAGTATCGCGATAGATCATCTGCGTATCCGTGGCCACGTAGAGACGGCCGGCAGTGCCTGGGGCGGGTTTTTCGGCGTCCAGGCCAGCCTGAATGGTCGGCACGCCGCCCATGTCGCCGACGGCCTTCTGATCAATTATGTCCCAGTTCTCGTTGAAGGCCGCCCTGGAAACCGTCTCATTACCTAGGGGCTTTTTAATCCCCAGTTTAGGCGTAAGTTCCGGCATCCTAATCCCTCACCTCCAATTGATCCCACGTTAGGGCCAGAGAATCAAATTGATCCCAGGTCTCTTGTTTTTTGTCCCATTCATCCCAGAGGAAATAATTAAACTCGTATAAGATATCCAGGTGCGCCGGTACAACCGTCCGGACCGCCGCTTTGAGATCATCCAGGTTAGGCGGCACGCCGGTAGTGTCCACGAAATGCACCGTGATAGTGTAGGCCGCGTGGTCTTCTACGATGTCGATGGCACCCTTGTCATAGGCCTCGGCCACCTGCTTGACGACCGAAATCGTGGCCGTCCCGTACCCTCGCAGCCGTGAAATAATCTTATCTTGCCGTTCGACTTCCGGCTGGTCGGGTGTGACCGGCAGGCCGACCTCTTCCTCCCAGCGGTCTAGGCCCCAAGTGGCCGTGCGAACATAAAACTGGTCCAGCACCTCATCCAGGGCCTGGCGGAGCTTGTCAAATTCAGCTCCTTCCGCCTGGAGGATGGCCCGCATGATCCGGCTGGTTTCATAGTAGCGGGGCAGGTAGGTAAGCATCTCCTGCCCCCGGGTGCTGGTTATCGGGTAGTCGCTCATGTCAGGTTAACACTCCCCACCACAGCTACTTCTTGGTCACCCACTGTTACATTGGCCGTGCCTCCGTTGACCAACAGGTTCTGATAGTCTGTTACCCCTGGGGTATCAAGGATAGCCTGGCCTATGCGAACGTAGCGAACATCATTGTCGCTGGTGAAGGCCAGGGATTTGATATAAGCCGCAATATTATCCCGGACTGCACTTTTAACGCTATCGGCATTATATCCGGCAGCGATGGTCAGGGTGGCCGAAACGTTAATCAGTACCGCCGTTGCCGGCTCCACGGTTACCCGAGCGCCCACCGGGGCCTTGCCTTCGCCGGTATCCTTGCTAAAGGCGCTACGGTAAATTCCCCGGTCCACCCAAACTGTGGTCGTCGTGTCTGTAGTAAGCCGTGTTATTCTTAGTTCTATTTGGTCCTGGCCATTCCAGTAGAACTCTACAGTCTTATTCCCAAAGCTGGTAGCCAGATCGCTGGCCTTAAGAGTTACCACGGCATCTACTGTTCCGCTTGGCCTAGTCTTCGCCCAGGCCGCCGCCGACACATTCCATATCCCTATCTGAAGCAAATCTGCCGTCCCGGTATTATCATCCACCTTCACCCGCACCCGGGCCTGCCAGATGCCGGGCTGCTGGAGGAGAGCCTGCAGGCTAGAGTGGGTGATGGTCCCGGCTCCGGTAGCGTCGTAGACCATCTTCACGCTGTCGCCAGTATCATCAGTCAGCGTGGTGTCTACGCTAACCCCATAGCCGCCCAGGGACATGTTTTCTGCCTCGGCTTCATTCGCCCAGGGCGGGGCAATGTAGTTCTGTACCTCGTCCACTAGAGCCTGATCCGCGGGCTCCTTATTCGTGTTGATTATTGCTATGCTCACCGTGCCAGGACCGTCTCGGACAGGGATAACCGATACTCCGCCAACTCCCGGCACCTCCATTGCCCAATTAACATAGTCTGCCTTATTCCCGCCTGCGCTGGGCGACCGCACCCGCTGGAGGTAGCGGGCTAAAAGGGAAGCATCATCCTCTTCGTCCAGGCCCCCTGTGGCAGGTTCCGGATTATCAATTCCAGTGATGCCAGGATATGTTTCATACAGCATTGTAATAGTGTGTGCAGCCACGTTTCCTTGTGAGCCCGGTTCTTGTGCTCTTGCCGTTCCTGCGCCTGTTCCATCCGGACCAATTTCTATATCACTTTCAGTTACGAATCCTACCGCAGGCGCCGCTTCACTTGATTGAGTGCCTACAGGATGGCCTGCTGGCAAGATTGTGCCGGGCTCACCGGTTAACACCACGGGGGCCGTAGAATATGTTGCCGGCCGGCGGGTGATGCCGTGCTCTTCGCAGCGCAGGTCGAGGTACTGCCCAAAGGTGGTAGAGGCAAACCCGCGTTCCAGAACCTGCTGCGCCCATATCGCGGCAAGGGCAAGCTCGATGGCCGCCGGGGAAAGGGCGTCCCAAATAAAACTGCCTTCCGACTTATCCAGGTCAGAAGGCAGAGTATCAAGCATGCGCTGGAGAATGGTTTCATACGTCTGGTCTGTTAAATACTCTGGAAGGTCAGCCACTTATCTTCACCTCCAGCCTTTCGGGAGTACCGATAACCGGGACCACTGTAAAGGCTACTGTTACTTCATCCCCATACCAGTCGAAAGAAAAATCACGTACCATCTCGGTCCTGGGGTCTGCGAGCAGGGCTTCGGTAATTACCCGTTCCAATTCTGCTTCTACCGCATTGCGGGAAGGTTGCCTCCGGGCCTGCTCCAGCTCGCAGCCATAACTGGGACCGTACACTAAATAGGCAAATCGCTCGGTAAGGACGGCCTTGACGCAATAATGAGCCCAAGCAGTATGGCCGTCGGTCTGCACCACCCGGCCGGCGCCGTCTACAACAAAGTCACCTTTCTCAAAATCAAAGAACCAGCTCTTACCATATTTCGGCGCTGGCTCTGTTTGTTGCTGCTCTACAAGAGGCGGCACCTCGAAAGTAGGATATAAGCTCGGCATCACGTCACCACCTTACACAGCACTACCGGGTCGGTACCATCATTCACCCAGGCCACAAGCACCCGGTCACCTGCCTTTAAACTAGCTTTGAGATTAAGGTGGACATCCTGCACCTGACCAGGGTCCCCGGTCTGAAAGTCCAGCCGCTGGAGGCTGGAATAAGTGGTCGTACCTGGAATATCAGTCCCATCGCTGTTTACCGGAGAAGCCGTTTTCACCACCCGGGAAGCCTGGGGGATTTCTAACCGCATCAGCCAATCTGCAATTAAGTAATCCCCCGCGGGTATTGGTACAGGAAACCTGTCTAACAATAAACTCATATCGGCCTGGATTGTTCCTAGTTCCAAAACATCTGGCCTTTGCGCCTGCTGGGCTATCCTTGATGCTATCACCTGTGCCAGTTTATTTATGCCGGTATTAGCCAACGTCCTCAACCTCCAGGGCCATGGTCCGATCATTTGCGTTGTGTACTATCCCAGCCACCAGGTAATACCCGCTTATTGTCCCGGCAGTAATATGCACCTTATCACCACGACGCAGGAAAGGCAAATCAGGGGCCGAAATACGCCGTTTTTTTCTCGGCTGTCCCCGTTCGGCTAGTATATCCTGGGCCGCCGCCTTCGCCGCTGCCAGGTTGTCATATTGCTCTTTGTAGACCAGGTCCTGGAGCACTCCGAATTCAGTCCGGCCGTCGAGCATTGCCACGACCGGGGCACGGCCCTCTTTATCTTCGGCGCCCACTATTTTTACTCTGGTGACCAGATCCTCAATATCCTGCTGGTCTTCAACTTGCGCTACGTTATCATCTGCCCCAAAATGATAAACCGGGCTGTTCTGACCCGGTCTTATTATATCGATCTTTCCTTGTTTGCTCCGTACTATCCACTTACCCGCCCCGCGCTTTTTTGCCTGGTCCAGCACATCGAAAATCATATCGGCCAGAGTACGGCCCCGGAATACCTGTTTAGCCAATGCTGTGTCCGGGCCTTCTACTGTTCCAAGCGGTATTTGCCAGGCTTTGGCTATGTCTTCGATTATTACCCGGGCCAGGGTCCCAGAAGAATAGTACCGATCATCTTTACTCTTGGCTAGGTAAATCAGAGGGTCATAGGCGGTTATGGTGAAGTGCCCCAGGGGGTCTGTCCGGTAATGCCAGTTAAAGATGGTGCCCCGGAAAACCTCCTGCCATCCTTCTCCCCATTCCGAAAGCAAAACCACCTGGCTGCCAAGCGGCATTTTTTGGTGTAACCATTCGCCGTCACTCATTTGCTTGTTTTGTATCTCCGCTTCAAGCCTAACGGCAAGTTCCCCGCTGTTCTCCTCCCAGGAGAGGGAACGTAAGGCCTCATAAAGCCGTATTTTATCACCGTTAGGCAGGATAACGGCAAGGTCATACCTGATTTTTGCTACATCAATCATCGCTTTTCCCGCCTCTTATACCGGGATTCTAAGGGTCTGCCCAGGGAAGATTAACGACGGGTCTTTGCCTATAACACTTAAGTTTGCCTGATATATTTCCTTCCATCTTGACCCGTCGCCTAACGTCTTTTTAGCTATCGCCCAAAGGGTATCTCCGGGCTTAACTGTATAAGTTTTAGGCGGCGGTGGCGCTGGCCTGGCAGCAGTTTGCTGGCCGACTGACGCATTACCCAATTTAGCCTGCCTTTCCGCGTCGGTCATTACTATTAAATCCCGCGCCTGCACCAGCCGGATTGAGTACCAGCAGTCGCCGTAACCGCCCCGCCATTCGTGCTGGAAGCTGTCTTCGCCGTCGAAGTACACATCGTGATTGATGGGCGTTTCAGTCACCAGTAGACGTACTTTCTCCCCGCTGGCACGTATGGCTGATATATCCCCTACGATATCTTTAGGCGGCCGCCAGGACTTGATGAAAGGAAGGTTTTTTCGGGCTTCCCCCGGGAAAAACCCCTCCCAGGAAAACCGGGTAGGCACTATGCCACGGGGAAGTGCGATGTCGCCAAGGGCGATGACCTCGAAAGTCTGCATTTTATTCCCGGTCTGGGCGGTTATGCGCTCCGGATTTATGGGGAAATGAATAAAGCGCCCGGAGGGCGCTATGAGGTAGAAGTCCATCTTTATTACATCCCCCTTAAAGGGAATATCTTCTTCCTGTGGAAATAGCTATTTGGTTGACTACTGTCTGACAGAAAGGGGGTGCAGTTTTTGGAGAGACGCGTTATCGTTGAGGTTACTGGATATTGTCCCTATGTTGACGACAATCATAGCATTAGCGTCACCTGCGTAGAAACATTTTTCAGTAGGCGCCCTTCGCCAGTACGCCTTCCAACTAACTTCAAATGCAAATATGGATTGGAGTGTGGCCGCTCTAAAGAATGTCCGTTGTTTAAGGAAATTGAAGTTAACCCTTACTTGCTGATTTAGCCACAAATTTAGCTTCAAAGGCCCGAACTTCCTCCTCAGTCTCGGGCCATTTTTCTATACCAAAAAATTCGCAGTCATGCATCCGTTTTTCCTCCTCTGTTAATGGTCTAGCCAATATTTGCACATTCCACATATCGTAACCGAATGGTGAGAAATAGCGCCGGATCACAACATGTGCACGCAATTCTTTCGGGTTCTTCTTGTCGGGAATATATACTATATCCCCTGGTAAAGGAGCTTTTTCCATAGGTATACTAAACAATTCTTCCAATCCACCCTGAGGGCTTTCTTGCAAAGCCATGGGTAAATGTCCCTGGGCTAAGTCAGGTTTTATCAACATTGGGTAACAGACCTCCTAAAACATTTCTTAGGCTTTTGGCAAGCTCCTCCACCACTTTTTCAGGCTGAACCGAAACCTGCTCTTTTAGTTCGGCTACTTCTTTTTCTAATGCTAATAAGCGTTCTTCTATATTTTTGGCGGACATTATTAGTCGCCTCCTGCGTCTATCCTTTTTTCCCGGCCTGCCACCATTCTTTGAGCAGAGATTTTAACGAGGTGTCTTCGCTTGGGATGGAATCTGTCTTGTTATCTGTAGGCTTATAAAAGTTCCAGGCTATAGCGTATTCTACATACGGACCAAGCCAAGAAACAACGATTAATACCACAAAAAACCATCCTAATGAAGAAGGAAATTCCATACCAAAAAGCATTGTTGCAAACATAACAATAAACGCCGAAACTATCGCTCGGCCAGCCCATATATAGATATTTACTTTCTCGCCATTCGGCAATGCATTCTTCTCAAAAAACCTTTCAAACCGTTCCTTTTCATGTGACATTAAGATCCCAGATAGCAAAAGTACTATTATTACTAGCAGGATTAACATCATGATATCCACCTCCTGTTAATTATATTCTTGCTCAGGAGGTTTTTTCCTTTATCTGTTCATCAGGGTCTATTAAAAAAACAAGCCTCTATTTTTTGGGCTATCGCATCTGCAACCGCATCCGCTATTTCCTCAGCAGAAGCATCCCCTCCTGTTGAGCCATTAACTATTACCGTAACATTGTTGGTGATATTTGCGCTTCCAGATGATTGAATCCCCAGATATTTACCTGTGCGCTCCCATAGATTGATACCGCGATTACGATATTGGCCCGAAAGGGGAATAATCGCCTCTGGTCCTGCTTCCCCAGCAATAACGGGATAATTAACGATACCTCCAAATGCCCTGGCGCCTATGCTCTGACCACCAAAGACAGGGCCGGAGCCAGTATGGCTTTCTATGGTGCGAAAAGCCTCTAGTTGCGCTCGCGTATTACCTTCTATAGTTTTTTGCTCTATGATAGAAGTAATTAAATGCGAACCAAGAGCAGAAAATCCTCCTGCCACAAAGCCAACCCCAGCGCCAACTCCAGGTATAACAGACCCCATAGCAGCTCCACTAAGGCCTCCGGCTATAAAGGCTCCGATGGGGCTTTTTCGTAACGTTTCTTCAAAAGATTTTATTAGAGTTATAGCCATCGTTTTCCCAACGGTTATCATTGCCGTTCCAAACCTTGGCGCCGCAGCTTCCACCCCAGCAGCTATAAACTCACCAATCGAAGTTCCGATAGAATTAAGCTGCTCCTGCCCCCCACTATCCAGCCACTTCTGGATACTGTCCATAATGTCATCCCAAACAAACTTAACCTTGCCCCAAAAATCCAACCGCTGAAACTCCGGATTATCCAGGTAACGCCTCCTAATATACCCAAACGCTCTTTCGACGTTTCGTATAAGCGCCTCGCCGGCTTCCCTGGCGGTCCGTTCAAGGGTATTTCCCCAGCGTTCAACGGTAGCCTGGTTCTGCTCAAACCATTCTACCAAACGCAATACCTTCGGCTGGATAGCCTGGCGCAGGCCCTCACCCCAGCGGTAAAGAATTTGCATGCTAAAGGTATCCTTAATGGTGCTCCACAACCCCAGGAGAGACACACTCTGATTACGCATCATGTCCTTAAACCGCTCATTCATGCCTTCCACAAGGGCTTTGATCGCAGCATCGGCCGTAATGCCAGCCTTACCAAGGTTCTCCATCTGTTTTGCGCTAAGACCGAACTTCTTCTGCAAAATATCATAGGCCGGAATACCGATCTCCGTCAGTTGCATAATTTCCTCGGCACTAACCTTGCCCTTAGCCCTCATCTGCCCCAGTGCCCTGACAGCCCTGTCAATACCCTCAGCACCAACGCCCAGCCCGGCTGCGGCATTGCCAATGGCCGTCATCATGGGCACTACATCCTGGGCCGCAAAGCCAAAAGCCAGGAGCAGGCGGCTGCTTTCTTGTAGCTGCGGGAATTCAAATGGGGTCTTGGCGGCAAAGAGCTGCAATTCCTTTAAAAATGCTGTAGCTTTTTCCGCACTTCCCAGCATGGTTGTAAAGCCAATCCTCGCCTGTTCCATGTTGCCGGCCAGTTCCAGCGGGGCTTTGACCAGCCCGGCAGTTATTGCGGCCCCTCCAACACCGATTCCCAATAACCCCAGGGGAGAAGTCAATATACCAGTAAGACGCCTGATGGCACCGAACGCAGTATCTTTAATCCCCAGGGTTATGTTCCAGGCCCTACTCGTAATACCCCGCAACCCACGGCCCACCTTCTCAATGATGGGCATGGCCCTGTCCAGGACCGACAGCCTCAACCTATACTCCCTGGCCGCCATCTGCCGCAGGCGCTGGTTAGTTCGCTCTGCGCTTCTCTGGAACTTGTTTACCCTCTCCTGGGCCTGCCGGAGGGGGGCTTCGGTCTGGTCATGCACGATAATAGGTATCTCAATACGGTATACTTCACTTTCGGCCACCGCCCTTCGCCCTCCTTTCGGCCTCTTTCCTTATTTCTTCCTCAGCCTCTAGTTGCGCTCGCATGGAAGCAAGTATAAAGGCCCTGACTTTGTAGGGCTTGGCATAGAACTCATCGGGGGTGATGCCTACCCGCTGAAAGATATGGTGAAGCAGGGTAGCCCGGCCCCCTGCTTCTATGAGTTTTTTAGGGTTTCTTCGGTATCGGCCCGATCCTCATCGTTATAGCCGCTCAACTGTTCAATAAGCGTAATCACATCCTCTTTTTCGCCCCGGCGCAGGACCTTATCCACAATCATCCAGCCGGTAGTCACATCGGCCTTCCGCCAGAGGTCCTTGTTGTCCCAAAGCCATTTTTTGTCGTCAGGGTGCGTGGCAGTATAAATCAGCATAGAATTGTACTTAGCGGCGTTAAACTCCCCGGGAGTAGCCAGGCCACCGAGGCGCCGGTTCTTAACCGTCCTGGTGGCCGCGTTGCGACAGTTATCCATCTCCTCGTCGGTCAGGCCCCGCACCCGGAAGGCGAACAACTTTTTGCCGTCGCGGACCACGTTAAATGTCTCATAGTGCGTTATCGTCTCCATGGCTTCCAGGACGCCACCCACGTCCTGGAGGATAGTATTCTCTGCTGCAAGCAATTCATCGCGGTATTCGTCGCTCATTCAAGACCCCTCCTGAATTTTTAGTGCCCACGCAGGACGCCCATAAAATTGAGCACTGCGTCCTCTTCGCCGTCATCAAGCCCGCCAATAATCTTCTGCAGCAACCTTGCATCCTTCACCACTGTTTCCGTAAAAGTAAGAGTTACGCTATAGCCCTGTGGAATGCCCCACTTAATTTTTTTACCCGCAGGCTGGTAGTCAGTGTTCTCAAAATTGCTCTGGGCCTGCCACTCATTTACTTCGGCCAGGAAATTGCCATCACCGTCATAAAGCTCACCGTCATAGCCGCGCAGGATATGGCGCGGGTCAAAGGTACCGGAATCAAGCAAACTCTGTAAATCCGGCGGCTCATTTACCCTAAACGACCAGGCTCGGGTAATGATATCACCCGTCTTCACATTGGCAATATCTATATTCCCCTCAGGTACGCAGGAGCGAAAAACATAACGTCCATCACTCACTTAACCCACCTCCCTACTGCTGCTCCGATGGAGGAGCAAACCTAAAAGCAAAGGTCGCATAAACCTTCTCGGCGCTGTCCAGGTCATCAACCTGGGCCACGAACCAAGCGCTATCGCCGGCTGGCGGGTTATTCGGGTCCTCGTAAATCGTACCGGCCAGCAAAGCGCCCTCGGCAATCATGGTGTTAATAATCCCCTGGGCTGAAGCAATGAGCGTAGCCCTGCCATCCGGGCTGTTGTTGATCTTTCCGATGAGCGGATCCCAAGTGGCCGCGATGCGGTCCATCAGGTTGTCCCTGGTGCGCACCCGGCGGATCTTCTTCCAGCCGGCGTCCATGTCGGCAGTAGGAGTTACAAAGGTATTGATGCCGTACTCAATCTGCACCTGCTTCTGCGCCGACATGGTAAACACCAGGGCGCCGGACTGGATGGCCTGCTCTATTTCAGCGTTGGTGAGGGCTCCCACCAGTTCGGTGGCATTACGTACTACCGCATGAGTGAGGCTGTCAGTTATTTGCGCCGCAGCCACCATGCCGGCCACCCGGGCAGCCGCCTTGTAACCCTCCCTGGCCACCCCGTCGGAACCCTTAAAGCCGTTGGCCACGTAGATAATTGGCGGGTCGTTAAAGGCTGCAGCATTAGCCAAGCGAGTAGTCAAGGCAACACTGGTAGGTTCGCCCACGACCGCAAGCACCCGCTTGCCTTCGTTCCGTACCCGGTCAATATAGGTCTGTACTGTAGTATGAGTTGCTGGGTCTTCGGTATCCACGGCCAGGACATTCCAATCAATTGCCTCGATAGCACTCAAACCGGCACTGTAATCCGTACCCGTTACCGTGGGATCCGTACCACCGGCCAGGGCTTGCTGATTAATGGCCGCCAGGGTGCCGTTGCCGTCCGCCAGTTTGGTAGCTGTAATCCAGGGACTATTCGATGCAGTCACGGCGTCCACCAGGGCCTGGGGCTCGCCTGTGCCCTTGGCGAAGGTAATGGTCTGCCGCAAAGTGGTGCCCTCGTAGACCAGTAACTCTCGCTTTGTGGCATCAGTTAGAGAATCCCGGATGGTTATTTTGAAGTCATTGCCTCTGATACCCTCATACTTGGCGGTCAGAGTAACAACATCCGCCGGAGTAGCCGCGGTATCTTTGAGGGTTAGTGTAGCCTTAGTCCCGCCGGTCCCCAGGCGATATGCCAGAACCCGCCGGCAGCCGCCACGGAAAGCCTCTGCCGCCACGTCCAGGGTGCCACCGCTGCCATAGGTGGCGGTAATAGCATCGGCGTTTTCCAGGGTTACCACCTGGCCCAAGGGCCCCCAGGATGCCCGCAGCAAAGCCGCCACTATGCCCTGAGGTACCACGGCCACAGCAGGTTCCCCGATATTCGTTACTCGAACGTACACACCGGGACGGATCTTCTGCTCGCCTACCTGAAATACAGAACCTGCCACTTAATCACACCTTCCTTTCCAGAAATGCTTTGATTGCCGCTTCTGCCTCTGCCCGGGTCATGGTATCCTTGCCGGCAAGGCGCAGGGCGCCGGCAACGACTTCGGGCTTGACTCCAAAAGAAGAAGCCGCGTTGATTAACTCATCGCGGCTGTAAAGTGCCTCATTACTGCTTTTTTGTCCCGCCATTATGTCACCTCCCCGGTTGTGGCGCCGCTGACAACAGCCCTATTCAGTATTGGATCTGCAGGTTTAGCAATCAAAACGCCGTACCTCCCTGTCACCCTCATTTGTCCCGTCCGCAGGTAATCCGCCGTGCTATCGGCGGCAATATTAGTAATAAACATCGGTGACCCGTCATCCATGGTCAAGCGCCTGGTGGCAGCCAATCTCTCGACCAAACGTTTTAACCATACCAGCCTGCCCTTTGCTGTAGGCGCAATAATATGCCCCATAACTGTAGCGTCATACCAGGCTACGCTTTGCTGCTGTTGTGCCACCTGGTGGCCAGCAAAGCGCCAGTAAAGGGCCGGGGTGTTATCAGTAGGTGCCCATGCAGCAGGGTCAATCTGGACTTCCGGGAAAGTCGCGGCAACCCAGGAATTGAGGGCCGCTACCGGATCTGGTGAGGTAGTGGTCTGCACCTGAAATGCCAGGGCCACATTCTGGACCAGCACCCGGAACCCAAACAAAAATCTATCTCGCTGGTCTCTATCATAGATAGCAGGCACTTCCTGGAACTGGGCGGCGTAATTACCGCCAGAAGTCACGATAATCCCCGTGGAAGGCCGAATTAAATATCCCAGCAGGCGCCAGATGCGTTCATAGCCCACCTGGTGATCTTTGGTGCGAAGTTGAATGTATAATTCTCGCCATGCTTCCGGGGGCTCCTGCAAACCCGTTCCGCCTGTGTCAAATATAGTTACGGTTTCATCTGGCTCATCCGGCTGCATATCAACAAAGAGATTTTGCCCAAAGGTTCCCTCGCCAAGGCTTTCAAAATACTGGACGATGTCACGGGCAACTACTGCAGCGGTCACTTACCCCAGCTCCTCTTTTAGGGCCTTCTTCACGCTACGAAGAACGTACTTTCCTACCTTATCAATGTTTTGTTCAACAGTCCGTTTCATCCAGGGGTTACCTTTATAACCCGGGTGGCGAACCCTTTTAGCAAACACCACTGCTGCTCTTTTTTTGCTTACCACCAACCGCCCTGTCTTGCTACGATACAGCGGTTTGCGATCTTTTAGCCGCATACCGGCAACCGGGATAAAAGCTAGAGCCTTTGCTTCTCGGGGGATAATCTCATGGGGTTTTGAACCTTCATGTACCGCAACAGCGTAGGGTGTGTTAGCTGAAATGCTTACCATCATACGATCTCGATAGGGTGTTACAGTCTGGCTTCGCCGTAAGGTACCGGTTTTTATGGGTGTATTGTTAATAATTTTAGTTAAAAGCCCCTCAGTAGCGGTATACAAAGCGTCAAAAGCGGCCCTTTTCACTATTTGAGAAATCTGCTCCCCCGTCGGAAAGTCCCTCACACCGCCACCTCCCGGTAAAGCAACTTGCCATCCAGGCCTGGCGTTTCGCTAACCGCTATTACCGGCCATTCTCTACCCCCATACTCCAGAACATCTCCCGGTTGGACTGCTTCCAGACAAAAAACCCGCGCCTCGCTAATTACTTCCTCGCCCTGCTTATTGCGCACCATACGGCGTCGGCTTTCCCACCTAACCCGGATATTTATGGGATCTGCAAAAACAGGCTGGTACCCGTTATTCCCAATCACCTGCTTCCAGGTAACCATCTGATTAAGATATAGCCCAATCACCGCAGCCCACCAGCCTTCAAGCTTGGTCCCCGCAGAAAATACCATGCCTGCGGGGCAATGGCAGGGTCATGCCGTGGCTTATAGATTTCGGTGAGGCTCCCGATATTGGCGTGGGCTACACCGGCCTGCTGCAGTTTAGCACGCTCGTCTCCTTCCAGGAGCCAGATCGCCTGTTCATACACCGCATAAGAAAACCGGGTAGCATCTACCCGGTCTCTATAGAGCTCAAGTTGCCTTTCGGCGGTTAACAGTGCCTTTTCTTTGTCGGTCTGGCTTGCGCTCTCCCACGCTTGGCTGTTCAGCCGCTGGCTGAAGTATAGGTTCGCTCCCGCCAGGTCCGCCATCGTTTACCACCTCTTCGGGCTCTTCGGGTTCGGGCAGGATGCGCCCGGCGCCGGATTTCTCCAGGTGCCGGGCGTCCGCCTCGCCAACTTTAATTATCTCGCCCGGGCCGTACAGGCCGCCGTTGTGCCGCACATAGCCGATCAGCTCAACTCGCATGGCTTACGCCTCGCTCAAGACCACGCCGATGAAGATGGTGTCGGCCATGGGGAACGTCGGGATGCTGGTAGCCGCAGCCTTAGTCCACACCGCAGGCGGCTCACTCTCCTGGGTGACGATGGCGTAGATGCCGGCCGCTTCCCGGGCATCCACTTCGGGATCAAGCAACGCCTCCGCTGTCGGCCCCATCAGTGTTTCACCCAGAGAATTCGGCGGCAGGAGCACAAACCGGGTGCTCGGGAAGAACCGCACCGTGCTGATGGTACCGTCCTCCGCCTGGACTCTCACCTGCAAGTCGTAGGTTGCAATCCTGGGCAGGTCCAGAGTCGCTAGGAGGTCATTCACCTGGTTTAGGCTGACCGCCCGAGTGCCGCCCTGGTCGCCGTAGATCATTTTGCGGATCTGGGCATTCTGGATCAGGTGGCTTGCTACCACATTGGAGGTCAGCGCCCTGGTGGGCCGGATGCCAGTATCGGCTACGACTGTATCAACCCACCGCTGGATATCGTCCACCGGGGTTGCATTGACATGGTCGCTCCACAGGGCGGTGCCAGACAGGGTTTCCTTATGAGTAGTAGGCACCCCGTAATCAACATTCATAATGACCCCGTTTTCATTCAGGGTCAACTGCCCGTAGGCCACGGCGTCCATGCGCATTTTTTCGATGCGGGCCTGGACGGCGTCAATCATATTGTCCAGGTCGTTGTAAAGCTGGTTGCGGACCATATCCACATCGCCGGCGCCTTCACGCTTTAGGGCAATCAGCATCCGCTCATCCAGGTTGATCTTCCGCTTAATGGGCGGGATCTCGCCGCTAATCTTGGCCGCCCCATCGCGGCTGGCGATCTGTGCCTCAGCCCCGAAGGCCTGGACACTGGCCATTACCGGGAGCAAGTTCTGGCTCTTCCAGTAATCGAAAGTCAGTTCGTTGACCGTATTTACCGGAAACAGGGTCGGCCCTACGTAATTCCGGGGTTGCCGCGCCCGGGCGTAGGCCAGGGTAGCTTTGCGACTGAATTCTTTAAGCAGTTCATTCACTCCCATTTATACCACCTCCAGGATTATACGAACGTAACGCCAGGTATGTTGGCTTTCACTACATCATCAGGAGCCTGCGGCAACCGGGCAGTAATTACCCGCCCATGATCAATTGCAGTACTCACCTGGTCAGAATGCGCCACGCCACCGGAAAGAGTGAAGCTGGTAAAGATCACTTCTTCCGCCAGGATGGCCGTGGGGGTCACGTTTGCGTCGGTACCGCCGGCCAGATTGGTGGCCGCTACTGCAGCAACCACACCAGCACCGGTGGAACCGGTAGCATTCGCCACGTCAACGAGCGACGAAGCAGCGTAATCACCCTTGACCAGATCAATTACCTGCTGCGCGGTGCTGGTCACTACTCCACCAGCATCGGTAGCAAGCTGGATCGTGATGTCTTTGGTAGCCACATTTACCGACTGGATTTTGAGCGGCAGAGAAGCGCCGTTATTGACCAGCGTAATTGTGATGTTGTTGCCACCGACCCCTGCTTGTTTAGCAGTCCAGACGATAGCATTGTTGTCAGCTACCGCGCCGGTAGTCAGGGTGGCTTTGGTAGCCGCCACGTACTTGGCATACTTACCGTTAGCCTTTTTACCTATGAAAGTACCTGCGGGCAGCTTCTTAATACCATTTGCGTCTGCCGTAACGTCAGCCGCATCCAGGGTTACACCTCCACGGATATAGCGCACCTGCTGACTATCCAGGAAGCTGATTTCACCACCGAAAGTGGTGGTCTTAAGCCCAAGGTTATAAGCCATGCTTAATCACGCTCCTTTTATTTTGTCGCCCAGGGGTCATATCCGACCTGGGGTGCTTGTTTTTTATTTCGTTCCTCAGCTAATTTTTTAGCCGCCTCAACCGGGTCGGGAGCACCGCCGGCGCCGGGGTTGCTTCCGGAGCCAATACCGCCCCTGGTTTTTCCAGCTTCCCCCAGCAGTTTGGCTAGGTTCTTGGCGTCTGCCCTCAGCTCTTCCTCGTTGGTGCCAAAAATGCGATCAGCCCAGGCCTTCGGAAGCCCTACTTCCTCCAGGATACGCAACTTCATAACCTCAAGTTTGGCCTCAGCTGCTTCCCTGTCTTTCTCCGCAAGGCTCCGCTCTAACTCTGCCAGCCTTGCCTGTAGCTTTTCGGCTTCAGACATCTGGGCTTCCTTGATTTTTTTAAGCTCTTCTGCCGCTTTCTTTAGATCATTGTAGTCCTTGTACTTTTCCCGTTCACGACTTAGCCGGTCCGCTATGATACGGTCCAATTCTTCCTGCGTGAACGTCTTGCCCGGCTGCTGGCCGCCGTCGCCCTGGCCCGTGCCAGATCCGCCTTTATTACCATCGCCGCCCTGGCCGCCGTCCCCGGCGCCAGTCCCCCCGCCAGCAGTACCTCCGCCGGCGTCATTAAAAAGGCCTCGCATCATTAGCGGGTTGAAACGAAAGCGTTCTCTCCAGGATTTAAACATGCTTGTACCTCCTCCGGGTTGTTACCGGGTTCCCGTCCCCGTTATTCGCAATAAGCGCAAAGGGCCTTATAGTAGCAGTCGCCCTTTGCAGCCTCTAGTAAGCCAAGTCTTTCAATATAACTAAGAGTATCGGTCCAGCCCACTTCAAAAGTCCCATCTTTGTTAGCTACACAAACCAAAATGCCCTGTATTTCACCCTTCGCAAATTTGGAGGTGAGCCGGTCAATAATCTCGCCCACGTTGCCGAAGCGTACTATTCTGGCCATCACTTCACCCCCGCCAGCCGCTTAATACTTTCTGGCGGCTCTTCATCAAGCTCCCGGTATAGCCGGATAAGCTTCCGGGCCGCCTTGCGCTTCTCTTCCAGCGGGGCGTCCACCCCGCCCCGGGCCCCGGCTAGGGCCGCGGCCGCCGCGTGGACTGCGTTACGGTTAAGTGCCCCATTGGGCTCATATACCGGAAGTTTGCATTTGGCCTTGACTTTCTCCCCGCCAGGCTCGTTTAAATCGATGAGGCAGGCCCTGCAAAACGAAGCGGCATCTTTGTAGTCGCTCTCGGAAATACTACTCCAAGGTCTGTTACTGATAGGCACTTTACTTCACCTCCCGCAGCAGGTAAAACGAAACCCCTGGCGAATTTAACCAGGGGTGATATGATGACTCACTGGAGTATTCAGAACGATAAACTGTCGGTAACGGTGGGAATTAATCATCGCCTGTGGATCCTCAGGCAACAGGGTATGCTCCCTACGCTCATCCGGCTCGGTAAAGAGCATACCCGCTTATTCTGGAAAGAGCGCGGCCTGTGGTATATTCCCAAAGGCCCCAGGCGCATAATATCAGGCGATGTATTCTGGGACGAAGTAAACTCTCGGTGGTGTTATAGTAAACGGATGATACCCCTCGAGTTTAATGACCCGCTAATTTACGGAATAGCGATAGAAGGTATCCCTAAGCCGCCCAAAAAGAAAAGCACCTAAGAGCCCAGTTCCTTTTCAAGCCTTTCGATTTCTTCATCCAGGTCAATATACAACCCATATGCATGACGGCAATTGGGATGGAACAAGCCTGCTTGTTTAGCTTCCTGAAGGGTCGGAAATCCCCTGGTCCTCCCTGTAAGGCTTAAGATTTTCCCCTGCCAGGGACTGCATTTATTACATGCCCCAGAATGCGTGCTCACCTTAACCAGGTCATGGCCATGCTCCAGTAAGCGATTCGCCGTACCCTGTAGATGAGCTTCCATGGTGGTGGTCCGGGCCACCATCTCTGTATAGGATCGCATATTCCAATTACGACCGGCGGCATCCTCAAAACCCGTGACGCCTCTTTCAGCCAGCTGTTCCCGGTAGCTTTTTGCCACCTGCTCCCAGGTTTTGTAGCCGATGACGCTACCTCGTATATTCTCCAGGGCCAGGACACGGTAAATATCTTCTGATTTGCGACCGATGGTCTGGACTACGCCTTCCAGGCGATTATAAGCCGCTTCGGCTAGTACCTGGGCTGCTTGCTGGTGGATCACACCAAAGCCCACGATGATTTTTTCCCGCTGGGCCTTCAACTGCTCTTCCGCAAATTTTGCTCCTTCAACATAAATCCTGGGGATGGCTTCTTCGCACCATGTCCGGGACCCATTCCGCAAGTCTTCTAAAATGGCCTGAACATTAGCCAGCATCGCCTGAAGATATTCGGTCTTATTGCCCCGAAGCAGGGCTCTGTTAATCTCGTTTAAAATCTCCCGTTCTGCTTCGGTATAGAGCTGCACCAACCGTGCCACTTCGTCCTCGCTGAAACGTACCAGCCTTTCATCCGGTCCCCGCGGCGGCATTAACTACCACCGCCCTGCCCGACCGCCGGTGGCAGGCTCACTCGCGGCGCTGACGGCGCCTGGCCCTGCCTGCCTCCCCTGATGCGGTCCAGTTCCTCCTGCAGTGCTTTCCCGTCTAAACCATCAAGGCGTCTCACGCTGCTCTCCAGACTGGTATTGCCTGACGCCAGCCGGATCTGCTCCACTTCTGCCTGCTCCATCTGGTCCACCGGCAGGCCGTCTGCCCACTCAATGCGCGGTATCTTTGGCTCATAACCGCCCCGGCCATGGGTCACATCCAGGACCTGGGCGGCGTAGAGGATGTTCTTTAGCCCCTGGTCGAAATACAACTTCTTGCGGTTAATCTTCGCCAGGGTACGGATCAACCGGAACTTCAGCGCCCGGCCGCTTTCCGCCACCCCTGCCTTGTCCAGGCCGAACGCCGCCGGCGAAACCTCGGACATCATCATAAGGAGTTCAAGGAGCTTATCAATCTGCTTAAATGCTGCCTCCAGCTGGGCATCCCACACAAGGTATTTGGGCAGGTCGCCGGCCTGCTCCTGGTCCACCTCGACCACCTGCAGGTCCTCTTTTTCGATGTACCACCGGCGCAGCTTCTCGTCGTAACGCATCAGGCCCGGTGGGACGATCAGTTTTGGGTCGGAATGCTTGTCCAAAATCCGGCTGATCTTACTTACCCGGTTGTTCAGCTCGTCAAACATGCTTTCCAGGTCCACATAATCGCTGATGCCCCAAAACATATCATCCAGGCGCCAGTTGGGCACGTGCTCTACCAGCAGTCCCGGGTACCCGGTTTCCTGTTCTTCTGGCAACCCCTCATATTCTGGTAAAGTGGAAAGCGGTACTTGCCGGCGAATCCGGCTGCCGTCCAGGAGCCAGAGTTCATTGCGGATTATCCCGGGCAGGTGGATCTCCTTTCGTAAGTACCTGCGGTCACCATCCTCCTTCACCCAGGCCAGTGTTGCCCCGGTCATCTCCTGCACGTTGTCGCCGTTCAGATGAGGGAAGAAAATATTTGCTGGCACCGCCTCGATGATGGCTTGCTCACCCTCGGACCAGTCCCGGTACTTGCCGAACCGGGCTTTATACACCGCATCACCGCGCCAGCTGGCCGACAGGGCCATCTCATAGTTGACGGTATGCAGGTTGTTATCGCTGATAATCTTATCTACCGCCTGTTGTTCCTGGCTATCTTCTTCCCCGACAACAACCCGGATCTGCTCCCCAAAGAGAAGGTCAGCACAAATTTTGGAGATAAGACCGGCAAAGTTGGCTACGATGTAGACGATGGTCTTATCCATTTCCCGGTCCAGCCACGCCTGCACCCGGGAGTAAACTTCGTCATGGCGGCCGAAAAAAAGCAGCCGGTAGCGGGCGTAATTCTCAAGCCGTTTCTCATGGCCTTCAGGAGGCCAAGTTTCCCATTTTTCCTCTGCCAAACATATCACCACCCTGCGGGTTTACTGCCGAAGGCCCGGGCTGCTTTCTTGCCAAATCGGGAATAAATAAAATACCGGTTGCGGTCCATCGCATGATCATTCTGCTTTAAGGGTTTATCTTCGCCTCGTTCCTGGGCCTTGGGGTCCCACACATAAGAGCCAAATTCCTGGACAGTAGCCTTGCAACTCTTATCAACAAAAAAACGCCCGGTACTTAAAAAATTGGCCACCAGGCGAATACCGTTTATCACGTCGTTATCCGCATCGCGGACCTGGGTAAAGCCTTTTTTGCGCAGCTCCGCCTTAAAGCTCGCAGCCGAGGGGTCCAAATAAATAAACCTCGGTACTATGTCTCCGAGGAACTTCTTAAAGTCTTCCGCGAACTCGCTATCCGTTTTCTGCCGGCCGGTCTTTTTAGCATCCCAGTAATACTCTTTGAGCAGGTAAACCTTATCACCAGTAATACCGTACAGGCCGAAAGTCATTACTGTGGCTGTGGCGTAGTCAATGGCCACGCCGTACTCCTGGTGCTTTTGAGGGCAGTCAATAAGGTGGAGGTTCTCATCCCACATATCGTAAATTACGCCCTCGGCCAGCACCCAGAGACCAAGGATCATCCGCTTGTACCAAAGACCAGAGAACAAACGCTTATAACGTTCTTTTATCTTTGGAGACAGCGCCGGATTATCGTCCAGGGTAAAATGCAGGTAGAGTATACGCTTTTCTTTAGCCTTGTCGATATAATCCTGCTTGATGTAATGGTAAGGCCCTTCCGGGTTGCAGTTCATCCATATTTTGGAGCCCTCAACAGAGCAGCGGCCGATCATCTGCTCCACAAAGCTTTCGGGGAACAGGGCCACCTCATCAGCCAGGGCCCCAGCGGCAGTTAACCCTTGCAATACATCCTGGCTGGCTTCGTTGTTGGCTCCAAAGCAATAATAAGTGTTGGTGCCGATCTCAATATAATGCTCGCTTCGATGGTACCGGTAGGGGATGCCTTTGGTAGCTAATATCTGGAACATGGGGCGCAGTACATTGCGTTTAAGCGCCCCCATACTTTTGCCGGCCAGGATAAAGTTCTGGTTGCTAAACGTATGCAGCGACCAGGTGATAAATGAGTCGATCATGGATATCGTCTTGCCGGATCTTATAGACCCGTCGGCGATTACCATGTCGTAGTCGCGGTATGGGCTTTTCTCCGTCCACCAGGTCAGGATTTTTTTCTGCTTGAGGGAGAATGGCTTAAACTTAAATGCTACTGCCTGCTTCATTCTTCCTCAACCTCGTTTTCCCATACCTCCCCGGCCGCCTGATTGAGGGCTTCTACATACTCACTAACATCGACATCGTTAGGCTTTTCAATTTTGGCCTTTTCGAGGGCCAGTTTCTCTTTGGCCAGTTCTAGCTTGTCTTTCTCAATACTGATATCCTGCTTCAGCTTCTCCAACCGTAGCCGGTGCTCTTCACTGCCAAGGCCCTTCTGTAGGAGTTCTTCATAACGAGCCATCAGTTTTTCCAGGGCCAGCATAGCCCTGGCCTGGGCCTGGAGAAAGCTGGCGTGTTTGTCCCAGGCGTGCTGGAGCTCCCATTCTTTCTCAGAAAATGTATCACCATCCTTGACGCGTTTTAATATTTTGGTCAAGTCATTCTGGTCCTTTACGAACATAATCTTCTGGGCCCGGGCTATGGCTGTGTACTGGATGATAATGTTCTCCCAGAGGATGTCCAGGGGGCCTTTTTCAACTATGTCCAGGGCAAGGGGGAGGACTTCCTGAGGAAATACTTTAGCAAAAAAGCCATGGCGCTCGGCGTTCTTATTGCCTTTTGGAGCACCATGACCGGCTGCATTTTTATTCCCTTTTGGGGCGCCGGGCTTCCGTAAACCCTTTGGAGTACTCCGTTTATCTTTTTGAAGTACTCCGTTAAGCTTTTCCTCCCATTTATCCTTACATTTCCAGCCGCCTACGGTTTTTTCCGGTATGTTAAGGCGCCTGGCGATTTCCCTGTTAGATATATTTCCTTCATGTTCTTTATAAAGCTGGAAAGCTAGTTCTCTTTCTGGGCTGCGCTGCCTGGCCACTACATTTCACCCACCTCCCGGATGGGGATTGTTTGTTCTGCAAAAATAAAAGAGCCCGGAGGCTCTAATACTCTAGCTATTCACATTTCACGACATAGAATTGCTTATTGCAGTCAAGGCATTTGTATCGATGCTTCATTACTCTTGGAGTAATATCGTTGCCATCAGATGTCCTTATACCATATGCCATTCCTGTTGGAACTACGCTCTTGCTACCGCAATAAGGGCACTTTTCTTCTGAGGATGTCTTAATTTCTTCGCTTTGCAAATTTCTCACCCCTTTCACCTACCATAATTCGGCAAAAGGAGGAACTTTCCTTCATACAAATACCGACATTTTCCAACATAAAAGCCGCCCTCCCGGACGGCTCCACACATACCATATTACCACACTTTTTACCATAAATCTGTCTACTTTTTTTCCAAGTTTACTCCGCCATGCCTATATGGCTTTCAACGCCCCCAACCCAAACAACCTCACTGCAAATATCCTAATGGCCCGGTTTTTGATATCGTAAACACTCTGTCGGCTACTATACCCCAGCTCCTCCGCTATCTCTTCTTTGGACTTCTTTTCAATATACCACTTTCTCAATACCTGTCCGTATAACTCACACCCGGGCTCACGGCTGATTTCTTCAAGTATCTTATCTATTTCGCTAAGGGCTGTCTGGGTCTCTTCCCGGCACTCAACCAATTTCTGTAATTCAAATAAAGTGTTAAGTGTTTCATCATACCTGCCAGACTTTATTCCGGTTTCATCAAAACAAATTGCAGTAACTTCCCTGGGGGCTGCTCGTCCAATAAGCCTTGCAATTTGCCTATTTATATTTTCCAGGCTCTTATATAAGTCATGATAATATCTAAGATAGTTTTCAGCCTCTTTAATGTAGTTCACCGTGCCACCCCCACTGGAATATGTGCCGCCTTCTCCCCCGGCAGCAATCCTCCCAGGCCTGGTTTAGGGCGCTCTTCCATCAACCGTTTCAAAGCCCTAAACCTCAACCTAACCCTCCCTTGGGTCAGTGCTACCGAAAACAACTCACCAGCTTCCCAGTCCAGTAATTCGCTATATACTTCCGGCTGTTTTATTGCCACATACTCGCCAACCGTTATCACCCGGCTTCTTCCTCCCTGATTACCGTCACCACGTCCCAGCCGCCAAACAAACTGGGCACGCATATTGCCACCAAGCCATCTTCGACGGGTACCTTCACCCCCAGCCGCTCGTTTGGCTGGACCCCTACCCTGAGCATCCCCTGTAGCCGGCGGGCAACTTTGTTACCGAGTTTTTTGGGGTTTTTCCCGCCGCGAATTTCTACCCGGTCCGCGGCGTGCCTGGCCATTCGTACTCGCCGGCTCATGGCGACCACACCCGGGTAAGCTCGTCACCTACCAGCTGCCATTCGGGCTCGGCGAAAAGCCTCTCGCAACTCATGCACCGCCAACGGCGGATCTCATCGCCGAAAAACACCTCATGTACCGGGCCGTCACAACGAGGGCAGGTTAACGTTGCCCCATGTGGACCGCCTCCTCTTTCGCACTTTCTTTGGAGTGTGAATTAATCGCATTTCTCAAACTCTAATATTTTCCTTCCTATCCACCTCGCAACTGGCACACATACTGCATTACCAAGCATCTTGTACCTTGCACTATCGCTTTCACCCTCAGTCCAATTATCAGGGAAACCCTGTAATCTTTCACATTCCAAAGGCGTTAATCGCCTAACATATACTTCATCTTGAATTACATAAGTATCGCTACTTGGTTCTAACCGCTGACCACAACGGCTGGTCAACGAATAAGCCACCAAGAAATCTACTTCTGACGCTATGCCAGCTGGGCGGTTTTTTCCAGCGCCGCTTGCAAGGAGTGAGGCAACAACCTCCCTCGTTTTTCGGCGCGGCGGAGAATCCCCCTCGCAGCTTTCGGGCTCAAACAGTACTTTTGCAGGTGCGGCCCAGGGCTTTCCAAGATGTCCGACAATGAACACACGGCGGCGTCTCTGGGCCACTCCGAAGTATTGAGCGTCAAGCACACGGTAGGCGTACCCATACCCGAGTTTCGCCAGCGACCAGAGGACGGTTCCCATGTCTCTTCCCCCGTTTGACGACAAAAGGCCAAGGACGTTTTCAATGACCACCCAGCGGGGGCGGAGACCAGCAACAATACGTACGAACTCAAAGAAGAGACCGGATCTCTCTCCAGCCAACCCAGCACGTTTTCCAGCCACGCTGAGGTCTTGACAGGGGAAGCCTCCGCAAATAAGGTCAACTGGTTCCAATTTTGCTGGTTTAATTGTACGAATATCGCCATAGCGCTTCACCTTAGGCCAGTGCTTTTCTAATACCCTACTGCAGGCTTGGTCTATTTCCACCTGCCAAACTACTTTCATCCCTACTAGCTCGAAGCCTAAATCAAATCCACCAATACCGGTGAACAAACTACCTACCCGCATTTCTCCTCCCCTTATTGCGCTTAATAAACATACTGCCTAATAAGCCCTCTCCCGGCTTCTTTCCTCGCTGAATCCTTCAGGATACCTCTTCTTCAGCTTCTCGATATTCCGATCGGCAATCCTGTCTAAGTAAAGGTCGGCCGTATTAGCGATAGTGGCTATATACCAGAGCAAATCCCCCAACTCCTCGGCCAACTTATTCTTGTCCAGCGGGTGGCCGTGGAAGCAAACCTTTTTGAGGTAGTCCACCACCTCACCGGTTTCGCCGGCAAGGCCCATCGCGAAATTAACGTATCGCTGTTCCTTTGGTATTTGTTTAGCCGTCCGCTCGGCAGCCAGCTGGTACTGATAAAAATTCATAAATCCATCAATCCTTTCTAGGAAATTGGACCCGGCGCCGGGATTTGAACCCGGCCTCCCCCGCCGTGCTACGGAGACGCGTCCCCAGCGCCGCCGGGTCAAATTGTACAAATCAGGCATGGCTCTCCTTCCGGCTCAGGCCAGAGCTTTAGTTGTTGCTCGTCCATAGTCCTCATCGCTTCTAGAGTCCAGCCTTGCCGCCAAGTGTAACCCTTCTCAGTTAGTCGAATAGCTTCTTTTTCCCATTCTTCGGCCAGAGCGTATAGAGTAGGATGATGTTTTAATAGTCCCTTCCAGTCACTGGCCTTCTGAAAGAAACAACAAAAGCAGGATACGTTACTGCGCCATTTATAAACCGGATTAAGCAAGTCATATTTACCGCAAAGTTTTATTACGTCTTTCTTCCCTATTCCCGCTTTGACAAGAGGAAAAACGAATACATGATTGCCACATCGCGGTTTTCGCTTGTAATTAATCCTTCGGGGTTCGTCTGCCCTTATGCCGTTGTAGACGACTTCTGCCCCTTGCTCCTTAAACCACCTATCCAGGGGAGTTTCTTTTAGCAATCGGGTACACCAGCGCAATCTAGGGCCGGGAAGCATGTATCCGTATTCTACTAAGTGTTGATAAAAAGACCCATTTGATACCACACGAAGGGGTTTATTTATTTGCCTAGCCAACCGTGGAAGCAGCCAATATGTCTCCGGTAATTCAGCCCCCGTATCGCTAAAAACCATCTCGAAATCCTCCCCTCGCTCCCAGAGAAGCAGGGCTAAGGCCGTACTATCCGCGCCGCCGCTTACGCAAACATACTGTTTCATCCTCACCCCGCCTTCCTGGCCAGCATCTCAATCTTAACTGTGCCGTCTTTCAGTTCCCACTGGCTCACCGTAACTTTATACCGGGGCAACTGCACCACGATAAACCGCCGGTAAACCGCATAGATCACGCCGGTGCACCAGTCCATATGTTTGTTTATCCCCATGCCATGCTTGATACCGACCTTTATCCTATCGCCTGGGGCAAACTCCCAGTCGCCCGTCCCCCGGCGGAAATTCCTATTGTTTGCCGGCATCCGGTTCGGGGGCAGCCCTCTGGCCTCACGCCAGGATTTTATACTGCCAGGGGGGCAGCCAACTAATTTGGCGATTTGGCTGTCTGTGTAGCCTTGCTGCCAGAGGTTGTAGCGGCGGGCGTCTTCTTCGGGCGCGATTTTAGGTTTGCGTTCCATTAGCCTCCCCTCTCTTTCATGCCGCCATATCTTTCTTCTTTATCGCTTTTACAATCTTAACCTGCTCCTGGGTTAATCCCTTAATATCTCCCAGAACAGCCTGGCCAATTTTAGCCAGCACAAAAGCGTCTGCTTCGTCGCTGCTGTCAAACTCCACCCCCCAGCGCTTGTAGACATCTCGGAGAATAATATCTTTAGGGGAATTCCCTTTCCCGGTCGCGAATTTCTTCACCTGTGTCGGCGCCACCTCAATCCAGGGTACCCGCTTCTGCGTCAGCAGCATCCGGATCATCCCGCCCAGCTCCCCCATCTGGTGGGCCTGATTACTCCGGGCGAAAGCGTAACCTTCTACTACTACCAGATCCGGCTTATATGCGAATAATCTTCTTTCAAGGATGTTTTGTAAGGTTAGCAGTCTTGCAATTCCTTTTTCTTTTACCTCCAGGGTTTCATGTAAGATAAGGTTTCCGTTTTCCAACGCTACCAGGCCGGTGCTGGTTAAACTGGGGTCTATGCCCATAACGGTTGGCATTTTAATTCCATCCTTCCTTTTCTGGCGGGATCATAGTCTTTGTTGTACGATAGCCGCAGTTAGGATTTAAACACCTTTCTTCAATTTCAATCCAATCATCCAATAAAATTCCAAGGTCGCAATATTTTTCTCTTACCCGCAATCTGTATTTACCGCATACCGGACATTCAGTGAAGTGTTCTGAACGAATTGATACAGCCATACCATATTCCCCTTAAAATAATTTCCCTTGTTCTATTTTAGGTTCTAATCCCAGCCACTCCCTCACCTCCACCGGTAAATCTTCAATCTTTACTTCCGTCCCCTGGGCCAGCATCAGAATTGTCTTCACTTCTTCTTTATACGGACCCAGGTATTTCGCTGTTATCTGTTTCCAATCATCCTCCCTCCACTCTCCGGGCAACAGTTTTAAATTGCCGGTAGGCATCTGCTGCACCCTGGCACCGCCGCACCGCAGCCCGTGCAGGGTACCGTAAAGCTGCTCCAGCTTGGGGTCGCCTTGGCAATACCAGTAGGCTTCAGTTAGCACCCTGATCCATAACTCGTGGTCTTCCGCCAGGTCCGGGCGCGGGTCATGCCAGTAAGTCTCGCAGTCCGGCGGCGGCTTGAGAGGGATAAATTTGAACTTGGGTGGCTGGCCGGTCAGGGTATTATTGCTACCGGGACCGGGGCTGGTCTGCCCGGCGGCCTGGCCCTGGAGGATCTGGCTGTAGCGGCCCATACCTATACCCCCCACCATATATTATTGGAAATTTTTAGGCGTTACCTGGGCTTCATACATCACCGGCCTTCTTATTGCTATGTTTTTTGAGTGTGCGTTACCTCTGTGGATAACCAGGTAACGCTTGAGGTAACAGTAGCTTAGGCCTTGATATTGCTCATTTTAGTTACCCCAGGGTGGTATTTTTGTTACCTCGTTACCTCTACAGCGGGAGGTAACATATTTTTGGAGAGAAAAGTTTTATTGAGGTAATCGGGGGAACCTAGTATATATCTCTTCTTTTTCTCTCAAAAAATTTTTCTACCCTAATCTCAGGTAACAAGGTAACACACCCCTAAAAAGACTAGTAATTTCAAGGCCTGAAGGGTGTTACCTGGGGCGTTACCTTTGCGTTACCTTAGAGGCAACAGAGGTAACGCCTTTTAAAAAGCTGGAGCCTGTTCCAGTGGTTTTTCTTTGGCTCTGATAGTTTCAACAAGGTCTAGTAAGACTTCTGGCATTTGAGCTATTTCAAGCATATGAACCTTCCGCGGCGTTCCGTTTAATCTTTTATTGATTACTCCGTCTTTCAAATAATAGGGTTCCTTCTGCAAATACCCTAAAATAGATTGCTTATCGAACGCCTCCCGGCCTGTTTTCTGCCGGAAGTATTTTGCCCAGGCGTCATATAGGCCCCTGAGATAAACCCCCAGGCGTCCTGCTTCCCCTTCGTCTTCATACAACCCGAAGAAATTCAGGTGGTTTATTTCCCCGCTCAACACCAAATAGTTGACGTCGCCCCAGAACTGGTTCAACATATGTTCTTCTTCCCCGGCTTGCTTGATCTGCTTGCATGTCTCCCCCACCCACCGGATAAATTTCTCATCCTGCAATACAACGGTATCAAAAGCCCCGGCGCAGATAGCCCAATTTTCCGCTGTCCTGTCGCTGACCTCCAGGGCCAGCAATGCCTGTTTTAATTCGGCTATGTTGGCCAGGATCTGAGGCTTCAGTCTTTCATAATTTGCAATCAGCCAGTACACAAATCCCGAGAACCGGCCTTTATTGGCATTCAACCAGTCGTACCAGGTCCGGTCGCGCTTATAAGCTGAAATCTGCAAGGGTATGCACCGGGTAAATAAACCGTTATCCTTCGGAAGTTCCTCGCCGCTGATCGCCACCGTAGCATGTACCGCGAAGCCCCTGGCCTGGAAGGCCGTCGCAGTGCCCTTGCCGGAAAGCTGCCGGTTGTAGGCCGACCGGAAGAAGCCATCTTTTTGGGTTATCCTGGCTTCATTCCGGTACTCGTCGAACCATACTCCCAGGCTACCATAGTAACTGAGCGCCCTGGCGATATAATTCTGGCTCGTCTCGGCCAGGCCCACGCCGTCATTTTCTATGCCGAAAAATGCCATGATCCACCTCATAAAAGTTGACTTGCCGCTTTCCCGCTTGCCGTGCGGGAATAGTATCGGCAGGCATTTATACTGCTGGAATATATCCTCGCTGAAGATAGTCGCTATCACCCAGCCTATCCCCATATAAGCCTCATAGCCGCCTACCGACTGCCGGAGCTTCTGGGCGATATCGACGATATCTACCGGCGTTTCCCGCAGGGCCGGGATGGCATCTTCAATGCTCTCTCCCCTGGCGCCGATCTGTAAGGATTGAGGCTTGTACCCCTTGCCGTCAATCCAGATTATCCCGTCGTTGTCCGGCCGGTAGACCTTGCCTTTGTGGATGGCCAGGTTGCCGAAAAGCCATAAATCCTTATTTATCCTGCCAATCCTGTCCGGCATGTAGATCAGTTCCCCTGTATCCCTCAAAAACTCCAGCTTCCAGATATTGAGCAGGTCCTGGCTTGTCCCTTCAAAGACGTAATTCCCTTTGCTGAAACAGAACTTCTTAAATTCGTTAACCCCGGCCATGTTTTGCGGCTCCAGGGGGAATACCGCCGAAACTTCGCCGTACTCGTTGACCAGTTCCACGTTGCGGATAACGCCGTCCGGCGTGAAGAAAGACGACTTAATGTTGATTACGAAATTAGAAATCGTCTCCTCATAAGTCTCACTTCCCTTGTGCCGGGTAGCAACGTATTTATTGAACTCCCGGCGCACCGGCACTTTGGTAAAATGCCGGGTTATCTTGCGCCGGACAATCCTTTTTGCTTCTTCCGACAGGCCGTCTAGGTATTCTTCCGGCGGTACCGCCGCCGCGATAACCTGCTCAATCTCCTGGCGAGTCCTCCCCTGGGCCAGGGCGCCGTCAAAATCGATCTTACCCTTTACCCGCCACTCGTCTGGCAGCCAGCCGACCCGGGCAATAAACCCCGCCCGGCCTAGTTTGTAGGCCATTATGTAGGACCAAAATTGGGTATCGTAACGGTCCTCGACTTTCTCTTTGAAGTTTGGGAAGGCCGGGTTATCTTTTATCTCGTTGTCAAAGATCACCGTAACCTTTCTTACCTGGAACTCCCGCAGCAGTTCTACCAGGCGATCAAGGTTTTTGGCGCCGAAACTGCTTACCCCGGGGACGGCCAGGGCTGCGAAACCCCACTGGTGGAGAGCTGCCGCTTTGAATTCGCCCTCGGTCAGCACAATATGTTCCGGGTTACCGTCCAGTAATGTCCGGCAATAAGGCTGGCTTGGCAGGCCTTTAAACCCTAGCTTATGCGGCCGCAGGTGGTATACCCTGCCGGTTTCGTCCAGGTAGGGTATCAGCACCCGGCCGTCCAGGAGTTGATCGTTTGTTACCAGGCTGCCGTTGACCTCTACCAGGATGCCGGCGGCTTTAAGTTCTTCCTCTGTAAATTCCTCCCGGAGCTTGTCCACCGCCCCCTGCACCTGGGGCCCACCGGAACGAAACATAAATCTATCTATAGTTTTATCCGTGAAACCGCGCTGGCTTTTTAGCTTGTCCCGGTGGTCCCCGGTCAGGGTTGTTAGTTCGATAAACCGCTGGTAGATAGAAGTGTTAACCTGGGATGGCCGGTCCTGGATTGCAGGAGGGGATCCTACCTGCTTCTCGCCTCCGCTGTTTTTGGAGTTTTTTTTATTGTCTTTGCCCTTTACTAGGGTTAAGCTGGGTTTTTGTGAGGAAGCCTTAGTCCTTTTAGCAGGCTTCTTAACCTCCCATTTAAGCCCGGCCATTTCGACAAGCTCTTTGAAAGCTTCCTTCCCGCTTATCCCCCTGGCCCTGGCCAGGAAAGAAGTAATGCCGCCCTTCTCATTGCACTTGTAGCAGAGCCACTTCCCGGTTCTTCTATTGAAGTAGAAGTGTTTTTCCTCCCGGCAGAAAGGGCAGTCCGCTTCCCATTCGTCACCGTGCTGCTTGCGCAGGGTTACCCCGTTTGCGCTGAAAACCGCTTCAACGTTTATATTTGCCAGGACTTCATCCAGAGTAGCCAATACGGTATCACCTCTCCCCTGCAAGGGGTTCTATCTCTGCGCTGCTTCTTTATTTATCCTGCTGCAAGCAACTCCCTCAGCCGGCTGTTCCTGGTGGCTATCTTGTTGTTTCTTACTGCCATTTCCACTGCATCCGGCTGGCAGATAATGGTCAACTTCTTCTTTGCCCTGGTAATAGCTGTGTAGAAGAGGTTCCGCGCCAGCATGATATAATGTGATTTCGTCAACGTTACAATGGCCACCGGGGCCTCGCCCCCCTGGGCCTTGTGGATCGTGCTGGCATACGCCAGGGTAAGCAGGTCGGCGCTTTCATCCTCGTCGCTAAAAAACACCGGTTCTTCAAGTCCATCAATCTCCACCAGGATACCCCGTTCCTTGCCGGTCACTATTTCCCGAACTATTCCCAGGTCGCCGTTGAATACCCCCAGGTGGTAGTTATTCTTAATCACCATAACCTTGTCCCCCAGCCGGTATTCCCCGCTGCTTAACCGTATCGCCGGCTTATCCTCCCCGGCCGGGTTCAACGCCTCCCGCACCATCGCGTTCAGGTTCGCCACGCCGTCAACGCCCTTTTTCATGGGGGCCATCACTAATACCCCCATCAGGCCGTATTGCCTGACCGCTTCCAGGGCCTTGTCCCGTACAATTTCCGGTATCCGGTCCCTATCCTCTACCTGGATAACCTCCACATCCGGCAGGCGCGTCCAGTTCTCCGGCAGCTTACCCTGTCTTACTGCGTCGGCCAGTAGGGCGATACCGCTGCCCTCAGCCTGGCGATAAACGTAGGTCAGCCTGGTCGTCGGCACCGCGCCGGAAGCTATCAGGTCGCGGAGGACGCTACCGGGGCCGACTGAAGGGAGTTGGTCCACGTCGCCGATTAAGACGGTTGTCAGGGTGTCCGGTATAGCCCGGAAAAGGTCGCGGGCCAGGAGAATATCACACATCGATACTTCATCCAGCAGCAATAGCCCCGGCCCCGGTAAGGGGTTTATCTCGTCATGTTCGAAGCAATCATATTGCGGCTTATAACGTAGTAACCGGTGAATAGTTTTCGCTTCGTGCCCCGTTACTTCGGTCATCCTTTTTGCCGCCCTGCCGGTAGGGGCGGCCAGGTAAATATAGCGGTCCGGGTAAAGCTGTTTGTAGGCGGCTAGGATGCCTTTGGTGACAGTGGTCTTGCCGACGCCGGGGCCACCTGTGACAATGCTCAATTTATGGGTAAGTGCTTTAATGATGGCTTCTTTTTGGGCCTCGTTGTAAGTAATCCTAAACCGCTTTTCAACGTCTGCAATTAAATCCTGCGCAATCAAATCCTGTAATTCAGCCATTTCCTGCCACCATTCCTCTCACCCTGCCGGCAAGTTCCTTTTCTGCCTCGTACATTTTCGCATAGTAAATGCAGTCGCCTTCCCGCACGACCTCACCCCGTTCCTGCAATGCCTTCACCGCCGCCGCCACCGGCGCTACTTCAACCCTCATCCCCAGGGCCTCCGGTAACCTGGCCATAATCTCGCTGGGCCGCAGGTAACAGTGGCCGTCGTTTCCCGCTTCGTTTAGCAGCCATTTTACCGCCGCTTTGATACGGTAGGGACTATCTTCTGGGATCCCCACGGCCCTGGCTATTTTGTCGGCCGTCTTAAACCCCACGCCGAACATCTCGTCGGCCAGGACGTAGGGGTTCTCCTTGACCACGTCTAAGCTTTCCGCCCCGTATTGTTTATAAATCTTTGCCGCCAGCCGGGGAGTAATCCCCTGCCCGCAGATAAGTGCCGTTAGTTCGGCCAGAACGCGGTTCTCTGTTAGGGCCTTATGGATTTCCTCGGCCTGTTCCGGGGTAACGCCGGGCACTTTTGCCAGGACACCGGGGTCAGCCTGGATTTTATCCAGGCAGTCATCCCTCAGGGTCTCCACGATGCGCCCGGCCTTAACTGGGCCAATGCCGGTAGCCACGCTGCACAGGTAGGATATAAGCCCTTCCCGGCTGCTGGGCATCAGCATCTGGTGTTCTGTAAAAGCAAACTGCTTGCCAAATTTAGGATGGGTTTTCCAGGTACCGGTGAACTCATACTCGTCGCCGGTGCGGATGGAAGGCATGTAGCCCACGGCGGTAACGCCGTTGTCCAGGGCCAAAATGCAGTAGCTGTTGTCTGGGTTATGGAAGCGGACGCGCTCAATTTTGGCGGTTATTTTTTCTTGCTGTTCTGGATCGATTTTGGCGGCCATAGAGGGCACTACTTAACCCTCCTTTCCCTGTCTACGCATTTATTAAATCATTGATAGCTTCTCTTAAATCTTTAATCAATAAAATTGCCGTATTAGCGTCCAGATACATTCTCATTTCTTTGCCTTCTCGGTCCGTAAACATCAAGGGGATAAGATTAGCACCATCTGGGGATTCCACCCACACGGATAAGTGGCAGATGTCTTTACCGCATTTGCATTTATAGGCCATTCTTATCCCCTCCCAACGCTTCCCTGGCCCGGCCAATGCGGTTCAGGGCCTCCTTGACCACTGCTGCCGGCAGTTCCTCCCGTTTGGCAATGTCGTCGATAATCTCCTGGATCTCCAGGAACTTCGCTTCTCCCTCGGCGGCCAGGAGGCCCAGGAAGCGGTTGATGCGTTCTTCCCGTTCCTGTTCGGCTTCCAGGTGGTCGCGGGAAAGGACCTCATATCCTGGCCGGGCGGATTTCAGTGGTACCAGATAGGCCTCAGCTTCCCCATTCTCTACCTGCAGGACAGCCACCTGGACCTGGCGTTCCATCTCAGCAGGGTTGGCGCTCAGCCGGCACAGAGCGCCCGGGTTGATAAACAGGACGCCATCCTCGCGGCGTTTGACGCCGAAGCCCAGGTGCTCATGGCCCGATATTATAACCTTGGCCGTGGTCCTCACGTCCCGGATCAGGGTATGGCGCATATCGAAGCCGGGAGGCTTCTGCATTAACATGGAATGGACCACGCGAATGGATACGCCTTCAAATCCTTTTGGCAAGGCAGCCGGGCTAAATTGGGCCATGCCTAATTCGGTGTCGGTTTCGGTGTTATAGCCGTGGCCGGTTACCAGCAGATCCGGAACGCGCCATCCTGTTTCTCCTGTTTCGTAAGGTTCCTGTTCCAAGTCCCAAAGCAGCTCTAACCTGGCCAATAGCCCGAAAGGGGTCCGGTACTTGCTGCCCGGATTGCTTCCCCAGATGTCGTGGTTGCCGTGCACTGCAAGCACCTTGCATGGAGCCTGTTGCAAGAGATAAGCAAGATCGGCGATAGTACCCAGCGCCGTCCCCGGGCTATCGAATACATCGCCCGGTACAATAATGGCTTCAGCTTCGTGTTCCTGGGCCAGGTTAAAAACTTCATAAATCTTATGGGTCATGGCTTCCTGGAAATTGTCCATCCGCGCCCGGGGATTAGTCCCCCGGAAATGCCAGTCGCCGGTTACGATGAATTTCATGCCCGCCGCACCTCACTTATCCCGTCTCGCTGGCTTACCTGGTAGCTCACGTCAGCTACTTCGGCCAGCGCCGCCTGGTGTGTGATTAAAATTACCTGCCGTACCGTCTTCCGGGCATATTCTTTCAAGAAGACCGCCACGTTCGGGGCATAATTGGCGGACACGTGCTTCCCTACCTCGTCCAGCAGTACCGGACCGCCCGGCTTCGGCCGGGCCAGTTCCAGCAGGGCCAGGCGCAGGGCCAGGCTCACCACGTCGCTTACCCCGCCACCGCGGGTTCCCTCTGGTTCGCCAGCGAAAACGAACTCCCCGTATTTGCTGACTACCTCCCAATCGGCCGCCGCCTGCCCGCGCTCCTGGCGAAGGTTGACGCGGAACTCCAGGCCGTCATCCTCAAATATGGCTTGAAGGGCAGCAGTGACGGTAGCTTCAATCTTCTGGCGCAGCTGCTCCCTGGCGTACTCGGATACTTTTACAAAGAGGGTCTGTACCAGCTGCCAGACTCTGATGTCCTCCTGGGCCTGTTCCAGCTCGGCCAGCTTCTCTTCTTTAGTGCGTTCCAGGTAGGCCAGTTGCCCGGCGGCCCGGTCGTAGTCGGACCGCAGGGCCGCCAGGGCGTTTTCGATTTTTTGCAGGCGATTATCGTGGGTAGAAGAAGTCATTCTTCCTCTACCCCCTCAGCAGTTCTTCTGCTTTGGCAAGGTTGTCCTCGATCTCAGCCTCCAGCCGGGCGATCTCCTCATCCAGGGTTTCCGGGGCCACGCCTAACGCGGCAAGCTCTGCCATGATCTCTTCCTTTTGTTTGTTGTAGGTTTCCAAGTTGGCCTCCGCTTTGGCTCTTTCGGCTTTCCCCTTTTCGATTTGGGCTTTTAGGTTATTAAGCCGGGCGGCGATATTATCGGTCATTGTTTACACAGCCTCCTTTAGAATGGCGATTTGCTGGTTAGTGATTTCCTGGCCGCAGGTCGGGCAGCGGCCTGCCGCCAGCAGGGCGTCGTAATAAGCCCCTTCCAATTCGGCAACGCGGTTTTCATATAATACGGCCTGCTGCCGGGCTGTTTCGATATCCTTTTTGATGCGGTCCAGCTTGGCGGCCAGGGAGATAATCTGCTGGCGGCAAGTTATTCCCGTTTCCGCCGCTTCTATACAAGACGTAGCTGCATCAATGTTTTTCCAACCGTCCAGGACCAATACCGCTCTGGCTATTTCTTTGGCAACAGTTATTAGCTTTTGCCCTAAACTACCAAGTTGCGTATACCGTTCATATAATTCCGCCGCCCGGAGAGCAGCCGCCGCACCTTCGTCTAACCCGCACCAGCGTTGTAAGATTTGCTGGCCGGCAATTATGCCTGCTGTTGCAATGGCCAACCTGCTTGTCATCCGCTGCAGAACATCTTTCCTGGCCGCCACCTCGCTGGCATTGGTCATGGCCGCTTCTGCTTTTTCCAGACCGGCCCACTTTTGCAGGATACCCTGGCTGGAAGCTATGCCGTTTTCTGCTGCCGCCAGCCTAGATGCCAGGCGGCGCAGGATATCCGTCCTGGCCGCAGTCATTTCTGCCCCGGCCAGGATGTTTTCCGCTTCCTCCAGGCCCCGCCAGCGCCAGATAATCATTCTGGCCTGAGAGATAGCATCCTCACACTGGTACAATCTTTCCTGGCATACAACTAGTTTATCCCGCCGTTCCGCGGCGGCCTTAGCCTGGCCTACCAGGGCTTCAATTGCCTCAATTCGCACTTTCATGGCCGGCAGGTAGTCGAACCCCCGGATTTTTTCCTCCAGTCCGGCAATCTCGCTGGTCAGCCGCTTTTCGTCCTGGCCGCGGCGGTACAGATCGGCGGCCAGCTGCTTCGCGGCGTAGTCCACCTCTTCCGTCCCGGCCAGTTTGCCTAAAACCTTCGCCCTAGCCCCGGCGGAGATAGATTTCCCCAAGAAAGGGCCGTCAAGCTGCTCGGCCAGGTTAAGGTTTAACTCCAGGTCGCCGATCTGGACCGGCATAACGCCGGTAAGCTGTTGGATCTCCAGGGGCACATTGACGCCGAAGCCGGCAAAAGCTTCTTTCTCGTCATTCGGGGTGACGATCTCATAGGAATTTTTGCTCCCACGGGAACGGTTTCTAATAACCCTGGTCCCGTCTGCCAGGGTGAGAACGACGGTAGCTTCCCTGGCCCCTACCCGGATGAAGTCCGTGCCCTGGGGGGTGTTGAAGTACAGCCAGCGCAGGGCGCGAAGGATAGCTGTTTTGCCGGAATCGGAAGGGCCAGTTATGACGGTTAGCTGGCCTGCTGGGGCAGGCTCGATTTTAGTAGTTTTGTGGGATTGGAAGTTTTCTATGAGCAGGGACTTAATTTCCATAGTGTAATCTCTTTCCATAGTGTAATCTCCTTTTAGGAAAGATGCGGGGGAGAAAGTTCTCCCCCGCTGGTCTCAAGGAGGGAGAAGGTTGTTTAGAATGGCTCCGCGTCGTCGGTTCCAGTCGCGGCGGCCGGAGTGGAATAGCCCTGATATGCTTGATCAATATTTTCCTCAACCGTGTAATCGACAGCTTCAATCTTGACAGCCCTCATGATAGGCTTCAGTGTTTCCGCGTATTTCTTGATGGCGATCTTTTCTTCCGGCGGCAGGTCGGCAACCTTGCTGAAGACTGCTTTGCTGTATACAATGCCGCCAGCGTTTTTGTCCTTTTCTAAGGTGACTTTTGTCACACATCCATAGAACGGCGTCGGCTTCCTCCCTACCAGGCGCTTCATATAGTCGGTAAAAGCTCCCAGGGAAGTTGGCGGCAGGGCCAGCAGGATGGGGAAAGTCTCGCCTTCCCGCAGGATATATACCCGGCGGATATTTTTGCAGGCTTTCCCACGCCCAGGATTACCGGCCTCATCAACCGCAGAGCCCCATTGATTATAAGGGCATTTAGCGCACAGGCCGCCTGGATTGCCTTCGCCGTGTTCCCCGTCCAGGGCAGAGCAGTCGGGCGGGTTATTGCTGCCGGAATACTTGTTTGCCCAATAAGCGTTTACCGGGTAGTGGTCCAGGATTACGCCCACCAATTCCTTCGCAACCTCGCCGCCCGGAAGTTCAAAGGCTACGCCGCCCCCGGAAGGGATTTTGACGCGGTCGAATTGGATGGTCATCCCAGCCAGGTTTTCCTGCATAACCTCGATAACTTCCTGGGGACTTACCAGGACCGGCAAATTTATGGTTGGGTTTTCAATCTTGACAAGAGAGACATTAGTTGACATATTGCGATACCTCCTATTTGGATTTTATTGGGTTAAAACGGCTCCTTCGGGCTTTCTTCTTCTGCAACTCCCGAGGCCAGCAGGGCCAGTTCCCTGGCGGTCAGGTCAACAACGTAACGGTATGCCTTAAACTCGTCAATCAATTTTTCTAAGTCGAACTGGGCCTCGTTCAGCGCCCATTCTGCCTCCCGGCAGGCTTTTTCGGCCTCCTGGTAGGCCGGGTTCTGCTTTTTACGGTTGACCAGTTCTGCCGCCCTGGCCTCGGCGTTACTGAATTTCGGTTTGCCGTTGCCGTTCGTCTCAGCGGCAATCTCGGCCACCATTTCCGCCTCCAGGGCTTGCCGGGCCGCCTTTGCGTCCTCCAAGGTCTGCCGCTTCTCGGCGACGATGCTTTTCTGCCGGCGCAGCAGGGCCGGGTATTCGCGGAGTTTAGCTTTTAGGGTTTTGGTCTCCAGGTCAGCCAGGATGGTTTCTACCGTAGTTGACATTTAACTTGCCCCCTTTATCCTTTCACTAAGACACTCGCTAAGACACCTTCTTCATTTCCAGCTCGAACGACTCCATCAACCGGGGCTCTCCAATGTGTTCAATTTCCAGGTTCGTTTTAATTGGTTCAATCTGTATGACCACGTTTACCGGGATTTTTTCATAAAGCTCTATTTCTTTGTCTGTAGGCTGGAGAGCATCCTTAATGATTTCGCGGATGTCTTTACCATTGAGACTAATTTCGTACCGCCCTACAGCCATCATTGCGGTCCCCTTGATTTTAAAGGCCTTCATTGATATAATCCTCCTTGGAAGGTTTTTAACTTTGCCGGCCTATGTGCCGGTTTTTTGTTTAGCTAGTACCTTTCCCTCCACCATTCCTTTTTTGCAGCCTCCATTGCTTTTTCGCAGGATGGGCAAAGCCTTGATGGTTCCCAATCCGTGTTTTCCTCTCCAATCAGCAACCCGCAGTTCCAGCAGATATACATACCTCTACATTCCTCCTGCCTTTGCAATTTCCCTTAATCCTATGCATACCGCCTGAAAGCCCCAGATCACCAGCATTACCAATCCGAACCCGATTACGATCTCCATCCAGATTTCGTTAGTTTTAGCGCAAATAAGATGTTCCAGGGCTGCAGCCAGTCTGTCTGTCCAATCCCGCATCGGACTCGCTTCCTCCTTTTTCTTTAAGCCATCCCATAAACCCAGGCACCAACAGCCATGCCAATTTATCCAGGTCGATTTTTCCCTCCACAACGACCTCCATATTGTTTAGTTTGTCCGGCACTACCAACTCCCCCTATATTCAGGCGCCTAAGCTTGCATGATTACCTTAAATCTACTTGGCTTGTTGCGGTTAGCCTTAACCTGGTGATCAATATTAGCAACAAAAGTGCTAAGTGCATCGATCAGCCCGAAAATTACTGCCGGTACCTGGTACCCGCGAATCCCTTGTATGACCTCTTCTGAAAGCCTTGCTGCTTCTTCTCGCAAATCAGGATTTTGAAGTGTTTTCCTGGCCGCTGCAATAACAACAGGGTGATTGAGAATATGCTCCATTTCGTCCGGTGTCAGGCCAAGGGACATATCGATATCAAATGTTTGGGGTGCCATATTTTCTATAGCTCCTTTCTGTTTTTAATTAAAAATCAGCTGGCGTCATTCCACTTTTTGGGCTTGTTCAGCAATAGAGCATTGCTCGACAAAATTGCCTCCACCAACCTGATAATCCTTTCCGCTTTCTGCTTATCCCGCCTGTAAATCATAATGTCGCATATGTTCCCGGACCAAGCAGATGCCCTCTTCCGTGATCTTGATTGCCACACGTTGACATTCCCCCTCTCGTAGATAGATACACTCCTGGCAGTCACAATAGATGATTGTTTCCATTTAAGCCACCCTTCCCAATTCTCGTATTTGCATTTCCCTTGCGGCCTGTTGCACTGGACACCCGGCGCAATAGCTTGTCGCCAGCCCCTTGGACCGGTAATACCGTATCAGGTTAGCCATCACGTCTGGAGGAACTTTTATTTGCCCCAATTCATAGCGGCACATCATGGAAGGACTTATCCCGATGGCGTAAGCAACCTGCCACTGGTCTTTTCCTCTGCAGGCCCGCAGGCGCCGTAATGTTTCGCCTATGCCTTGCATTTGCGACATCGACCTCCTTTCCAATAATGGAATTAAATTGCAGATAGTGGCAATTTGCCTATTTAAAGATGTGATATTATGAGAATACCTTCCCTCCGGCGGCCTCCATATCTCCTGCCAGCGGGGCCGCCAAACTTACCTCACCTCAAATCAGCTTTACCTTAGCCACATCCTCAACCTTGATGCATTTCAGCTTCCCTTCTGCGGCACACTTCCTTATGAGACCGATAAGCAGGATACGGGCAAATTCCTGCCAGTTGGGTTCGGTTTGTTCTTCCAGCTTTTTGACCGGCATTGATGTTGCCCCCTTTCAGCTTGCCTTATCTTCGTCCAGGAGGTCGGCGACCGATACACCCAGGGCGGAGGCGAGTTTCTGGAGTATCCTATAAGTCGGGCTTTTTTGCCCGGTCTCAATGTAGTGGATGGAGGACTGCGCCACCCCAGCTCGCCGGGCAAGCTCCTGCTGGGAAAGGTTGCGTTGTTCGCGAAGTTCCTTAAGTTTCATTGCAATCACCTTTTCGATTACATCATAACAGTCTTTCGATTATCTGTCAATAACTTTTTTGATAGCCTTTATGGTAAAATCACTATAGTAATTACTGGTAGGGGTTTTTTAATGGACTTCGGAGCCAGGATAAAACAACTCCGGGAAACTGCTGGCCTAAGTCAAAACGAGCTGGCCCGGCGGGCCGGTATTGCTCAATCCAGCTTAAGCTACTTGGAAACCGGGGCCAAAAGCCCTAACGTAGAAACCCTACTGCATATTTGTAAAGCACTTGGCATAACGGTATCGGAGTTCCTGGGCGAAAATGAAGGTCAAAGTCTGCCTGCTGACCTCCGCCAGCTTCTCCGGGAAGCTGAAGGTCTGACGCCGGAACAGAGGAGGAAGCTGATAGAATTTATAAGAAGCATGAAGGAGTAATTTGTTGTTCATTCTCTACTCTTCCTCTTTCTCAGGTTTCATGGGCACCAGCCGCAGTTCAGCTTTGATCAACTCCAGAAGTTTCTGCCGTCCCTTCTCGTTATAAACAAAGTTCTTCACCTGCTTGTCGCTGCTGGCCGACTTATCGAGCACCCACATGCCGTATTCCGAGGTTTTCAGCCCGTATTTATTGGCCACCCGCCCCACCTTGTTGGCCGACACCCCGGCCTCCTCGGCGATTTCGGTGGCGGTGAAGGTAACATCGATTTGCGGTTTAGGCAGCAGCGGTTTGCCTACTACCAATTCGGTGGCCCCGGCGATTAGCAGCTGGATGGATTCGGGCGACAGTACATCCTTGAACTCCCTGGCCATCTGCCGCAGCAGGGCCTCCTGCCGGGTCCTGGCGTTGATCAGCATGGCTTCGGCCCGTTTGGCCTGCTCGGTTAACTCTTTAGCCATCCCTTTGGCCCGGAAGTAGACGTTTACCAGCTGGCGCTGCACCTGCCAGGCCAGGTCGTCGGTGAAGGATTTGACCAGCATCAGGTAGCCGGATTCGGTGAGGAGGATAACTTCAATGTTTGGATTTCCTTCTTTTGAGTTGAGTCCGAATTCCGGACGCAACTCCCGACGTGGAACTACAAAGAAATCCTCGCCTTCAATAAAATGTTTCCGATTATCGTTGAACCGTTTTCTGGCTGTCCCTTCGGGCCTCTGGTGTAGTTCGTCGATATCCCGAAATGTTACCACCCGTTGGCCATTAAACTCTTTAACAATAACTTCCCGTTGATGGCCGGCGACGGTAAGCTGGACTACTTGCCCCACTGTTGTACCTCCTTCTTTTAAGGTTTATCCTTCGGTCCCTGTTGGTTTAGGAAAGTCAAACTGCTTCATTCTGAAGCCATCGAGGTCACAAAAAATTTCTTCCGGGGCAACTTCAAAAATCGCTGCAATTCTTTTTGCTAAGCCATAAGTAGGATTTCTTAGTCCAGTCTCAATAAAACCATAAAAGCTTCTTGATATACCAAGCATTTTTGCTACATCTTGCTGTGTCATATTTCGTTCTCTTCTAAGAGCAGATAGCTTTTCTCTCATTTTTTGCACCTCCTTTAGCTACATTATGAAGCAGTTCTGGGTATATTATATAGCTACCATCTGAAGCTGTCAACTACTTTTTGAAGCAAAAATTTAAATACTACATTTCGTGGAGTATAATAAAGGAAGGTGATAAAAATGGCTTTTGCGGAACGGTTGACACGCTTAAGGGAAAGAAAAGGGTTGACGCAAGAAGACTTGGCAAAAAAATTAAATATCTCAAGATCAGCTTTATCGTTATGGGAAATTGGTAAAAGAGAACCTAATTTTGAAACCACCACCAAAATAGCCGACTTCTTCGGAGTAAGCGTAGACTACCTCCTTGGCCGCACCGACGACCCCCGTTCCCTAAAAGAAAAAGTCTTTGATCCAACCTATGAACCCACCGAGGTGGATTTGGAGGAACTCCTCCAAATAGCCAACATACGTTTTATGGGAGAAAAACTGGCAAAGCAGGACAAAGATAAATTGCTCCAGATAGCCAAGATTTTATGGGAAGAACGCAGGAAAATAAAACAAGAAGAAGGCGATTAAATTGGCCGTCTCCCTTAAAAGGGTAAGCGGCCAAATATAATTTACAGTTTTTTCGACATTGTTCGACTGGGGGTAAAGTATGCCATACAAGACCAAATATGAATTAGTCGCCGCCGATGTCGAGGAACTGTTGCAAAAATACGGGACACGGGACCCATTTAAATTAGCCGACTACTTAAACCTGAAAATAAGGCGCAGAAACCTGCCGGACGGCATAGCTGGCATGGTAGGAGAGTTATGGGGCAAAGTGATAATAATGCTGGATTTTTCGTTGCCGGAGGATGAGGCCCGTTACATAGTAGCCCACGAAATTTATCATCACCTGGACAAGCATCCTGATGTCGTATTGTCAAAGAAAGCTTTGTGGGGTGATTGGTTTGAGGTAAAGGCAGATTTATTCGCCGCCAGCCTGCTTATTTGCGAAAAGCCACGATGGAGTGAGACCGAAATTGAGTTTGCGGCAAGGACCCAGGTGCCGGTGCGCCTGGTCAGGTTGTGGTTTAGAAGGGCTGCTTAAGTAGTTATCTTGGTAAATACTGCTAAATAAAAGGAGGAAGTATAAATGAGCGAAGAACAAAAGCCGAAGAAAAAAGAAATGGGATGTGGGTGTTTAACTATAATTGCAGTTGTTATTTTACTAGGTATAGTTGGTTCCCTTTTCGGAGGTGGCGATAAGGAAACAAAAACTAGCCCCCCTGAACCCACTTCATCCCAAAAACAGGCTTCTATTGACTGGCCAACAGCAGAAATTACAGAGCAAAATATCAGATCCGCTTTATCAGGAGAAGCTCCGGCCAACCCAATATCAAAAGACCTTAAATTCCCGGAAAATATTACCCAAATATCTATAGAAAATCATGCGAAAGAAGGACAGAAAAGCATCTTGATTTATTATAAAGCGGATACCGCATGGGACGAGACGGATTTTGTTAAAAGAGTTGGCGGAACAGCAATTGTTGCTGCCAGCATTTTATTCCAAAATCCTAAAATTGAGCAATTAGGTATTTTTGCTCAAGCTGATATGACTGACCAATATGGCAAAACCAGCACAGAAGTTGTTACAAAAATTGTATTAACTCGTGATTTGGCCCAGAAGGTTGATTGGAAAGGGCTTGCGGAAAGGCATGTAACAGATCCAGGGAATATATACCGTATTGCCGATAATTACAATATCCATTTAGGAATACTTAACAAGGTAAAAACTGATGAAGTACGCTTACGTTAATGAAAATGAAATTAAATATTCAGGAGGCGCATCTATAAATCTAATGCCCGACCACAAACGCGCCTGCGCCTACATCCGCGTTTCCCGCGAAAAGGAAGACGGCGTTTCCCCGGAACAGCAGAAAGAAAAGGCCGAACTTCAGGCCAGGCTGATGGGGGCCGACCTGCTGCATATCTATGAGGACCTGGACATCTCCGGCCGGAGCGACAAGCGCCCGGCCTTCCGGCAAATGATTGAGGACGTAAAGGCCGGGAAATGGGACTGCGTACTCGTATACAAAGTGGACCGTTTTGCCCGGAATGTCAAGGACTTCCATCACTACATGGAAATCCTGGAGCAGTATAACTGCTCCCTAATCTCTATCAGCCAGAACTTTGATACCGACAGTCCGACCGGCCGGTTACTAAGAAATATCCTGGTGGACTTTGCCCAGTTCGAGTCAGAGATGATAAGTGAACGGGTGCGGGATAACAAAATAGCCAATGCAAAACGCGGCCGCTGGAACGGCGGCCACGCACCCTATGGCTATAAAGCTGTAGACAAGCAGCTGGTGATAGATGAAAAGGAAGCCGAAGCGGTAAGGCTGGCTTTCCGGCGGCGGGCCGAAGGTTATGGCGTCCTGGCCATCGCCAAGGAATTAAATATGCGCGGTTATAAACCTCGGCGGGGGTCCGCCTGGGGCAACTATTGGAGCGAGCATTCGGTTAAATATATGCTTGCCAATCGGATTTACATTGGCGAGCTCAATTATGCCGGCGAAACAATTAAAGACGCCGTCCCTGCTATTATTGACGAGGCCCTTTTCAACGCCGCGCAAAAGACGAAAGACATCCCCAACCGTACCCAGGCCAGTACCCACCTGCTGACCGGCTTGCTTTACTGCGCCCACTGCGGCCATTACAGCTTCCAAATCCAGTACCACGGACGCAGGCATGTCCGGCGGTATGTGTGCCAGACAAAAAGAAGGAAAAGTACCACGGCCTGCCCGTCGAAAATCCTGGATGCGGACAGCCTGGAAGAACGTATTGCTCAGGAGCTTTTCCTGCTGGCGAATGAAAGCCGCTTGATAGAATATGCCTACAGGGATTTAAAAGAATCCTACCAGGAACGGGTAAAGAATATGTCTGCCGAAAGGCCGAAGCTGCTGGAGGAACTGGAACGGGTACAGAGGCTTATGCGGGAACTATTTTCCGATTACTATGACCACCGCATAATTACGCGGGAACAGTTTACGGCGAAAAACCAGGAATACCTAGCCCAGGAAGCGGCGCTTAAATCCAGGCTGGAAGATATTTCCCATGTAGAAGCCCAGAATGCTACTCTCGATGAAGACATTAGAATTTTGAAGGAAGAATTGTCCCATCTTGCCGCCGGCTGGACGCACTTGGCCCCCGTAGAACGCCGCCAGGCATTAAGGAATGTGGTAAAGCGGGTTACTGTTTATGAAGATTATATCGAAATCGATTTATTCCACCTGAAACAAAAAGTGGTCCCCGCTACTATAACGAGGACCACCATGACTTTCTGA